GAAAAAGTCCTTGCCAAATTGTTTGGTAAGATCATCTTTCTTATTAAACATAAGTTCACCACCAGTTGAACTGAGCATAAACTTGTTGTTTTCTTTTTTATGTAGTAGACCTACTTTGACACCGTCTTGTTCAACGATCCAAAATTTTCCATCTATAATAGGCTTAGCATAATATTCTGTCATTTAATTCTCCTGTAATAGCTCACGTATCTCATTTGATCTTGTTGGATACTTTGCTTGGAATGGCTCAGCATACGACTGTATGTTGTCTGCAATTTTTTTCATATCCCACGCATTGCAGAATTTTAACATACGTATACCGACTTGTGTAATGTCCTTAGGTACAGCATGTGTGGCAATTGTTTCTTTAATAATTGTTTTAATTTCGTCGGGCTGTGCAGTCAAATCGCATAATTTAACATTACGAATATAATCATCTAGTACACGATGTTCGACGCCGTTATGGTCAACCCAACGTTGAAGCATGAGATTGTTCCAAGAATATCCTTTGCTCTTACGATCTTCAAATGCTTCCATTAGCCCCACTTTATTTTTAGAACCTTTTGTACGCACACCGGGATAAGCTGAGAATACATTATCACTAGTATCTCCACGCATACACTTTTCGAATAGCATCCATTCTGGATCTTGTGCAGGCTTTGGCTCCCCTGTCTTTTTATCTTTAACAGGTTTACCTTTAGCATCAAATATGCCCTCGTGTGTAATATGTAAATCACCTACGCCGTTATACTGACTAACTGTAGGGCTTACTAATTGTGCAAAATCCCCGTCTGTTGAAATAATAACGTGTTTGTCAGTTGGATGACTTTGTATCCAGCCTGCAATTAAGTCGTCTGCTTCTAATTGCTGATGTTGCATTACTGTACAATTAGTTTTTTCTGTAATAAAAGTCTTAAACTCGTCAAACGCTTCCCAGAACAATTTGTCTTCTTCTTGTTCTTTTACAGTCATTGCACTACGAGTTTCCTGTCTGTTGCGTTTATACGGCTGATAAAAGTCTTTACGCCACGAGCGACCTTCGAGGCAGAACACTACGTGAGTACCGCCGAAGTCGTTCCACGCTTTTTTAATGCTATTGAAAGTAATGTGAAAAGCCATGCCAAGTTTAATATCAGCACCACCTTGCACCACGTGTCTAGCACGAAAAAACGTGTTAGCAGTATCAACTATAATGTGTGTCATGAAACCTCTGATTTGCCTTTTGTTAGCGGAACAACATTAATAAAACCTGCTGTGCGATTTCTTGGATCTAATCCTTGCTCCATAAACATATTACTAGCAAGCTCTCTGAACCAACGATCCACAATCTCTTCGTCTGGATCACCATCAAAACCGTATCCAGCTTGTTTCAATTGTACTATAAAAAGGTCATTCCAGTCAAGCTCAAAGAAACCGTTTCTAACGTTATCATGGTTAACATGTGTGTTAAGCACTCCTACCCATGGTTCACCTTTTTTAGTAGCTCGATCTTTTGGAGTAGCTTTAGCTTGCTCTTCTTTTTGCTGAGCCAATACAGCTTCGGCCGCGGCTTTGTCTCTAGCCGCTTGAAGCTCGGCTTTTTCTATTTCTAGTTTTTCAATTCCAAAAATACGTTTAATAAATTGTTTCATTATGTACCCCACTCATTTTTAAACAACGGCACTTGCAAACGGTCACTGTAGCGCCATCCACGTTTCATTGCAGCCAATGCTACATTCTTTGCGTTCAGCGTGTACACACTTTCAACGCCGCCTACAGGCATTAGATAAACATGACCTTTAAACCCTGCTTCGCGATATTCCTCCACAGCATGTTCTGCATCAATAATATCTTCTTCAGTTGCTACTACAAACTTCAAATATGCCGTGCCAACTTCTTCGTACTCGCAAACAATTTCTGGCTTAATTGCATCAAACCAATTCTCGCCACTTGCCGGCAGTTTAGCACTTACACTAAAGGTAAGTTCTTTTCCTACTACGCTATTCCATTTTCTTAAATATTCTTTAAACTCTGGTGTAAGTTTCTGGGTACCGTTTGTTTCAAATGTGATCTCTTTTAATCCGCGCATCTTAGAATTATTCAACAAGTCTGGATAAGCACGTTGCCAGCCTAGCAAAGGCTCACCGCCTGTAATAACCAAATGTTCATCCTGCCAATCATTATGCGGAATGATTTCCATGATGCGATCTACAATGGCTTCACTAGTAAGCATAGGACTAAGATCTTTAAAATCTGGATGCCAGCTGGCATAGCTGTCACAACCAGTGCTAACTAATGGCAAGTCTTCGTATTTTGTAAATGGAGTAATCATTGTATGTGTAGCCGCAATGTCTGTTGCTTCGTGACTAATTTCACCACGCGGCATGCCAAACCCACTACATTTAAAGTTACAACCAAATGTACGTAAGAAAACAGACGGTACACCCATATACCGTCCTTCACCTTGTATACTATAAAATAATTCTGCAATTTTAATCTTTGACATTCTGTTTCCTAAATTCTTCTACATCTTTGATTGCTAATTGTAACACAGATGCATAGTTTAGTGCAACCTGTTTGGTCATAATAATACAAGATTCAGTTTCAACATAACCTTTGGTTAGCAACTTCCAAATATGTGTCCAACGTCTAGTAGACCAAAAATTTGTTCTTGTTTGGGTATAGACTGTTACTGTAACACCTACGTCCTCCGCCTCTACATCTATAGTATGTGTACAGTCGTTATCACCGCATTGGCATACAGCTTTGTACATTTTACTAGAACCCCAATCGTTGATTAGGAGTATACCATTGGCAGGTTCTTGTGCGCTCATCGTAAGACCTCTAGTGTTGAAATTTTAGCAATCTTTTCACCAAAGTCTTCGTCTTTGCCAATAACATATATTTGATGATCGTGTCTGTCAGTTTTACGGTCATAGCGAGTAAACTCTACAACCTTGCCACCTACAGCGTTGTATACTTTGAACTGTAGTGTAGCTTCGCTATCAACGTGAGCACGACCACTGATAGTGCTGATAGTATTGCCACGACTCAACTTAGGACTTGGATAACAATCCTCTGGCTGGTCTCTAGCATTTTCCCAATCCTCACGTACCCATTTAACCACCATTCTTTTAAACCAGTTCATTTACAAGTCTCCAACCATTTATCTAAACGATCAACAGCCTCTTCAAAATCAACAGCCCAAACTTTAGCTTCAATTTCTCCGTCGACTATTTGCATGTTAAACGGAACAACTCCGTTAAATCTAAAGTCAGCTGGTGTGTTTACACATACAGTAAACTCCTGCAAATTTTTTGCGCGACTAATAAATTGATCCATAATATCTTTAGCAGTATCCATTATTCTTCCTCAGGTTTAGGGTTATCCGTACTCCACGGCCACGATGTTCTAGGATCCGGCCGCGGTTTAAGTTTAACGTTTTCTTCAATAACTGTGCCGTCATCTTCGCACAGATCAATTTGATACGGAGCAATGATGTGAACCGCAGTGTCTTCTTCTAGCCAATCATGTTCCCCGTCAAACAACCAACCAGCGCCACCATCGTAGTAAGCTTCTCGGATAGCTTCTTGTTCTTCTTCACCGATATCATCACTAAACTCAATTTCAATGTTAATGCTGTCATCAAACTCACAACCCCAGCCTGCATCAGCTCTAGCATAAGCAACATCATCGCCCTCCCAAGGAAGGTTGCAGTCTAAGTCGCCCTCCACAAAACCTTGACCCCAACGATAAGTTTCGTCAATGGTAAAAGAACTAATGCTACCGTCTGCATTTTCTCTAAACATTTCTACATGATAGACAATGCTTTTCTTTTCAAGTGGTTTAATTACATATACTTGGCTCATAATTTTTCCTTAACGTGGGGCAAACTCTTGTTGCATTTTGATATTGTCAAAGAATTCTTTCTTTGTACCCTGATCATCTTTAAATGCGCCTTTAAGTACTGTAGTCTGTGTTAGACTAGAGTGTGCCATAATACCACGGTTTTCACAACAGCCGTGTGTGGCTTGAATGTATACTGCTACGTTTTCTGAGTTGGTTGCTTTTTGGATTTCCCTAGCAATGTCATTACAAAGTTCCTCCTGGAGAGTACCTCTACGGGCACACCACTGAGCGATCCTTGTATACTTGCTAAGTCCGATGAGTTTCTCAGCCGCAATAATACCAATATAAGCAACGCCAGCAACGGGTTGGTGATGATGGCTACACATACTGCGAAGCTCACTACGAACAACCAACATACCTTGATAACGGTCTGTCGAGTCATTTGGAAACGCGGTTGCGTCTGGTGCTGGTTCATATCTTCCTGCCATTATTTCATTAAAGTACATTTTAGCAAGACGTCTTGCTGTACCTTTGCTGTTAGGATCAGTTTCTCGATCAATCAACAGGGTGTCTAATACTTGTTCAAATGCTGTTGTTGCTTCGTTGATTAAAGAATCTTTTTCAACATCGCTAATGTATTCGCTGATATTGTCGCCAGCCCAGAAACGTTTGTTATTTTGTTTGAGCCTGTTGCGGATAACCTGGCTAAGAGGTCGTCCGTCTTCTTCTTTATAATGTAGTTCTGACATTTATTCTCCGAGTTAGTGTCGTGGATGACATATACTAGTAGTATATAGGTTTATTTAGGTCAAGGTCAAGTTTTCTCTGCTCAAACATTATCGGGAATTTTGTTTAAGATTTGGCAAAGTGATTTGACATCATCGTTGGTCATGAAGAAATTATAAGTTTGGCTGTCTACAACCTCGCCATTGTTCAAACTCTCCTGTATAAACTCTACAGAATTATAATCTTCTGGTCTAACACATTTCCAACTTTTAACACGAAGACGGAATCCTTCGCTTTCTTTAACAACTTCATTTAATACGTTCATGTATTTCTCCTTAAAAAATAAGATCGGCTGCAATTACAAATCGATCTTGAGTTGATTGTGGTATCATGGGCCTATGATACACTTTACCAGGGTAAACAATCCAAGTAAAATCTTTTGGTACAGATTTAAATCTTTCAAGATTTTCTACGCCATTATAGGCAAATTCTGTACCACATTCTGTTTTGTCTGCAACATCATCAGGAATGTGCAAATAGTACACACCACTTAGTGTGCGCTCCTCACCGTATTGATGAGTATGCCAGAGCCTTTCCCGATCTTCTTGAATAGTGTTTGAAGTCATAAAACTCCAAGCCATTAGTTGTTTAATTGGAACTTCTTTTCCAAGATACATAAAACAACTAAAGATAAAACTCATTCTAAATTTTAACCAAGTAGGATCTTGGATTCCAAACAAATTAACTTCTGTTTGATACTTTGGTGAATTTTTAAAATATCTACCTTGATCAATAAATTCTCTAATTTGTGACTTTGCACTATTGTGATCGTCAGAAGTTATAACCGAACTAAAATCGTATTCTTCAAAAGTTTCAAAGCCGTTATTAAATACCACTGTCATAGTCGTTCACTTAATAGTATGCGGCATAACTGCTCGTCTTTTTCATTTTTAAAATGAAACTCCATAAAGTCTTCAAATGGGTGATAGACAAACCTATCACCGGGTAAACCAAACACTTCCAATACCATGGCACATGTTTCATTCCACCACGATGTTCCTTGATTGTGCCAATCTACTCGAACACAATAACTAAACTTCTTTACGGTAATTACCCTTTTCTGGGATAACGTGTCTAACACCGCCTCTTGGGTCATCCATATCTCCTTTGCGTCGCGGAATCATATGTACATGTGGGTACATTACTGTTTGACCAGCAGCCTCGCCAACATTTTGTCCGATGTTGAACGCTTCCCACCGTCCAAGTTCAACGCCTTCAAACCCGAATTTATATGCGGCTTTGAAGCACTCCCAGAGATTAACACTTTGCTCTTCGGTAGGCACAAATAGCAAATGCCCGGGGGTAACTGGATATGCGTCTCTAAACACCCAAAAGTCTTTTGATCGGAATTCAATTTCAGTCCACGGTGCTCGATTTTCATCTAAGGCCCTTTCAAGGTTGGTCATCTTTAATCTCAGCAAGTTGTTCTAGTAAGTATTCTCTATACATTCTTAACGATTCGCTATGACGATCTGCGTTAGTAGGCATGTCTTTTACTTTTTCTAGGTCTGCATTTACTTGCGATATTCTTTGTAAGATTTCATCTTTAGTCATTTAACCCACCATTCCTCGTATGGAAATTCAATCCAAACATCTTTCTCAGCTTTATTAACTTCCATGCCCCAGTAATTCATTCCGACATTGCACTTACTACTAAGATTATCAACGACTACAGCAAACCTAACATTATTACCCCAGACACCTTCCCATTTAGGATCGTCGGGAAAGCAACCGCTTGGCCAGTCTTTCATAATCCAGTTTAAAGTAGTTCCTTGGTCATTAATATCGTCAACAATGAGAATGTTTTTATTATTATATGCATCTTCAGCCATTCCTAGATCGCTAACAGTTTCAATGTTATCTCGAAGACTAACCTGTAGCGGCTTCATAGGGATGTTAAAATATTGACTAATCATTACAGCAGGCAATAACCCACCACGACTAATACCTACAATGTAGTCAGGTTTCCAACCAGTACGTTGAATAGTAGAACACATGTTTAAAACAAGCAATTTAAATTCTTTAAATTTTATTAAACGCTTGTTCATTGAATGTTCCTTTTGGTAGTGCTATTATCTTCTGACAAAGATCGAACAATTTGTTGTTGCACATCTTCATCGAGAGTGTCAAGATCTTCAGCAGTAATTTGAGTCGACATAGCTTCGAGCTCTTCTTTACTTTTGTTCTCAAACATGTCCATAATGTCTTTAATCATTTGATCAAGCTCTTCTTGAGTGCCATCAAAATGATCAAAACATCCTGGCGCAAATTCGACTTTGAGTTTTTTGTCTTCAGTCATCGTCGCCTTTAATTGTTTCAAATGTTCTGTATTTTCCCAATGCCGCAATGTATTCGTCATACAATTTCTTTAGCTTTGGGTGCTTAGCCTCTAGTTTAACATCTCTTTCGGGAATTTGCAAGACTTTTTCGATTGTGGTTAACCGTTCTTCTAAATCTCTACCGTTAATAACCATTCGACCTGTAACTTCTAATTCTGGCGGATTGGTTTGTTTAACAGTTAATGCAGGATTGGTATTGACAGTGCCATTAGCCCAAATATTAGAATAAGAAGTACCGTTACTACCAGTAGATGTTAAAAACTGTCCGTTCGTAGTGTTAGTAGTATAGTTTACTAAAGGTATTGCTCCGTATCCTGGACTAACCGCGGAGTTTACGTTCTTGTAAGTAGCTGTCATTGTGAATCCATTTATTATCAACAAGAAATCCCCATTCTCGTTTTTGTGGACCAGGCATAAACAAGGTCCATGCAGTTACACCGGCTTTAAGCTCAATGCGATGATAGCTATTAGGACTGCAAATACGAAAATGACCAGGCCTGCGCCAATGCCGTGTCTCACTGATCTTGACTCCAGTTGAATCAAAGTTAGGAGTCCATTCATAATAACCACCTTTTAAAATCAATGTGGCATACGGCCATGGATGATCGTGTATATCATCCGGATCACCTTTTAAAAATTTATGTAAAAATACATTAAACGGGAACGTTTTTCTATCTTTTAGAAAAAGATAATATCTTTCTAGATAGGGTTGATTATCAACTCGATCCATAATGATCCTTTTTCGATCATGCTTTTCTAAAAAAGAAAAGAATTTATTTTTTATCTTTTGGATTATCATAGTCGTCTTTCACAAGTTTATAAGTAGTTTTAAACTTTTCAAATGCAATTTTCAATCCAGGATACTGCTCGCACATTTCTTGAATTCTTGTCCATTGCGGAAATGAATTGACCCATTCTTCGTCACTCCAGTAATACGGTGAACTATCGAGTGTTACTGTATTAATAGTACCAGACACTGCGCCACCGTTTGTTATAGTAAAACTACCAGTTGCACCTACACCACCTATACCAGCACCGGTGTTATAAAAATAAGTACCTCCGGTATTGCTTAGAGTAATTGTATCTGATGCAACCATAGTAGATACATTCTGAGATGAGAACTCACCGGAATCATCTAATGTTATTGAGTAGCTTGGTTGCGCTGAAGAATTGTTCATGTAGTGCATCCTTTTGTTTTCTTATTTGCGGCAAGAAAGAAGCATAGTTTTCCATGTATTGAGTTATTTTATAACATATAGCAGGTCTAAACATTTCGTATGCTTCAAAACTTTCAGTCCATTCACTAGGATACTTAAATGTATCAAATGCCATCTCGCTATAGCTTAGGCGATCTGGCACCATAGGGATAGCATCTACTACGGCACCTTCGTACCAACTGATGCCAAGTGTTTCTTGTAAGTTAGCACTGAACACTAGTTTAGCCTCGCCTAACAAATTATGATACTCGTTCTTTGTAAGTTGCTGATCCTGACAAACAACAAATTCATATTGTGGTAAGTGTTCTTTTAGATCACGGAATATGTCAACTTGTTTTTCTGGAGCGATACGATGCGGGAAAAGAATAAGATCACGCTTGGGCATGTTTTTATACATTAACAATGTATCCTGCATATACTCCATAGGCCAGCCAGTACGTACAAATCTAGGATCTTCACCATTTAGGATTTCTTCTAAGTGTTCACTATACCAAGGATTTTCTGTAGGATAATCATTTAGTAAATTTGTATAGAACAACTTGATATGGAAATCTGTAGCAAAGTAGTTATGATCAAATGCGTGAAAGAAACTCTTCTCAGCATGTCTAACCCAAGGCTTATTACCTACAAGACGTCCTAAAAAGTCTTGCGGATCATAACTACCAGCATGCCATAAGCCGTGAGTGACTACTGGAATGCCCAGCAATTCACTCATATACTTTAGGTTAATGATACCCGGGTGCCAAGCATCAGTAAAAATAAAGTGATCACCGGGATGAACGGCTCCGTCGCAAAATAGACGACCCATCTGCTCCACTTGTGCTGATTTATAAATGTTGGTACCGCCAAAATTAAGGAACGCACCCGGAGTAGTTGCTGTAGGAATGTCTGTAGGCCCACATAGAACTTGAACATTGTGTCCTGCCTTTTTAAGTAAAGTAGGTACATGGCGCTTCCACTGCGCCGTATACCTGGTTTCAACTGCTTCTAAATCAACTAAAAATACGTTCATTAAGCATCGTGTCTTGAGTTATTAAATCTAGGCTTATTTCCTAGGTACGGTTTACGTTCACCGGTCCAGGGCTTCTTTTCGCCATTCCATGGACGCTTAGGTCTGCGGCTATTTTCAAATGAACGCCATACGTGGCTTTCTCTATTATAGAGATCTGCCGGGTTGTATGGAAGGAGTTCGAATCTGCAAAAATTTAGCAGGTTTTCGAGATCGTTAAAAATTTTAACAACTTCCGGTTTCATATACTGTCCTTAATTAATATTTGATAAATGAACCATTTTCTCCGTCTTCGGAGACCTCAATCCAAACCTCACGGCCTGGATACTTTTGTATAAATAAACAATGATAGAGAGATAAGTTATGCCTATACTGACTACCACTAATGTTAATTATACTTGTTTTTTGTGCGGAAGTCAAGCCTTCTACATAAGTGTGAACTCCAAACAGATGCGTTGCGTTGAAAAAATTACCCAATGTCCGGGCCACGCTAAGAAGGCCGAAGCCTCTCGACAGGCACGAATGAGTAAAGCGGATAGAATCAAACATATGAAAACTATGAGCGAACGAGGAAATGCCAGTCTCAAAGAACTTCATACTGATGCTAATTGGCGTAGACAAAAAGGACACAATATTTCCAAGGCTAAATCTACCATTCCTATCGAACAGCGTCCTCTCTGGGAAGCATACGAAAACATTGTTGATAGAATTACAAGAGATAGTTGGATATATCATAATGATAAAATTAATCCTTTAGGGCTACCGCGGGGAACTGAATACGAGTTGGATCACAAATATAGCAAACATCAAGGTTTCCTAAATAATGTGCCGCCCGAATTAATCGGGCATTATTCAAATCTTCAAATGATTTCACGGCATTCCAATCGCACAAAGTATAATAAATGTTCCATTACTTTGGAAAAACTTCTTCAACTTCAACAGGTCGAAAAACTGGTGTAGATTTTGACATTCTTACAAACTCTAAATTATTAACTGAGAGTGTGTCTAATGTGCCGCGATAGCGTTCAATGCTTACTTTGCCGTTATTTTCAATAACATAGAAAAACTGATCAGTAGCACCACCGTCTATTTGTTGTTTAAAATATTCGTTCATTCTTCAACTCCGAAATGTTGTTTAATCTCCGCCATACATTGTGTGCCACCATTCAACCAAGTATCAACTGATTCGGGAACAGGATCACTGATAACTTGTTCGCAACATCCTAAACATTCCTTTACAATCAACTCGGCGAACTTTTCTTTACTGAAGACGAGTTCTCCATCATATGGCACAAGACTCTGTGCGGCAAACTTTTCCAACATAGGTATCTTTTTCATTCTTTGTAAACCTTTGTAGTTTTTTCAAATCCAATATAGGTTGTTTCAGTAATATCTTTACCAAGCAAGTTTTTGATTTTAGGATCATTCCAACAATCTTCGTCAATCATAATATTTTTAGTAAGACGCATTTTACTGAGTATGTAGATAACTTCTTCCAGTGTAGTCACTTGAGACCAGTCCAATGTCTTGTATCTGTTAGTTATTGGTTCTGGCGGTAATCGCTTAAACAGATTCCACATTACACATTCCCCAATCCTACTCTACTATAACCCAGTTCTGATTTAACTTCTCGCTCAATGTTTTGAGTCTTATGCCGCCAGTTGATACCCCAAGTGGTAATAAACTCAATAGCATCACTATCAAGATTACACTCAACATAGCCCATATTGCCCCAACGGCGATTTTCTGGATCTGCCAAGCACCACGCTTCTAACTCTGCCCGTTGCTCTCCACCATAGTGCGACATCTCAAAACAATATTTAAACTTGTTCTTAGAATGAGGAGGTGGCATCTGGCGAATAGTAGTTCGGGGCAAAGGCTTAGACATATTAGAACTTAATTAGAGCACCATTTTCGCCGTCTTCTGACACTTCGATCCAAACTTCTCGTCCTGGGTGTTTTGCGGCAATCTGTTCATACAAATCTTCTGCCATCATCTCACAGGATTTATAGTCTAACTGGAGTGTTCCTTGACTATACAGATTTTCTAACCAGCGTTTAAATTGAATAAA